AACTTATCAGTTAACGGAGTAATTACAGGTACCAATGCAGGTATTGTAGTAAGTCAAGTTACTGCTACTAGCGGTGTGTTCCTTGGTGATGCCACAGGTAACGGTGCGCTATATGCAGGTGTAGCTAATTATACTCCATTTGGTCAGACTATGATTCAGGCCACTGGTAATTACAATGACTACATGGAACTTAACGTACAAAACGTTAACTCCGGCGCTAAAGCATCAACTGACATCGTTGCATCTGCAGATAACGTAACATCAGGTAATGCCTACATTGACATGGGTATTACCAGCAGTCAATGGGATGGTACACAGGCTAATAGTTTGGGAACAGCACTGACAGCCAATGATGGTTATGTCATGGTTGGTAAAAATAATACTCCCGGTAACGGTGATTTGGTATTTGGCACAACTACCACTGGTACACAGATGAAGTTCTTGGTGGCAGTAACAGCTACTACAGTAACAAATACTATGGTATCTGTGACTATGAACAAATGGGACACTCCTACAATATCTACTGCTAGTGGAACACTAGTAGTTACAGGTGGTGTAGGTGTTAGTGGAGGAATGTTTGTTGGTGCTACAGTAACTAGTACTAATCTTGTTATCACCGGAGTGACTAGTGCTACTTCGACAATTACTGGTGCTCTAAGGGTAGTAGGCGGAGCAGGTATTGGTGGTGCGTTATATGCTGGTAATATCTATACCAACGGTGCTCAGGTATTGCCTACAAGTATACAAGAGTTTACTGCTACAGTCGGGCAAACTACATTTACTATATCAGGTGGATATACAGTCGGACAAATACAGGTATTTGCTAACGGTATTCAATTAGGCACAGGTGATTACACCGCTAGTAACGGTTCTACTGTAGTATTAACTAATGGACGTAACACAGGAGATATTGTTCGTGTAGTAGCCAGTCAAAACTATGCAGTAAACGCACAACAAGCATACACATTCAATCAGTATACCAGCAACGGTACTACAACAACGTTTGCCACAACTTATAATACGGCAACAGTTCAAGTTTACCAAAATGGCGCACTACAAATGCCCACTACCTATACTGCCGCTGATGGAAACAATATTGTATTCAGCAGTATTCCTGCTAACGGAGTAGTAGTTGGGGTTATCAGCTTCAACTCAGTAAGCATTTCGAATGCTATAAGTAGTAGTGGTGGTACTATAACCGGTACATTAAATGTAGTGGGTAATTTACAACAAAACGGAACTGATGTTAACGGATTTGCTACAGCAATGGCAGTGGCCATGGGACTGTAACTAAACAAATAAAGAAAAGGATTTTTTAAAATGGCCAAGCAATTAATGAGAACTTATGTTTTTACACCTGGCGGAGCAGGTGCAGGAACTATTGCTATCCCCGGTAAATGGGACCTCAACCAAATTTTAGTAATTACCAATACCACTAAAAATACAGTTATCTATAATTTTGCAGATAACAGATATACGAATACCAGTGTAAGTTTTAGTCGGGCAAACACTTCAGCATTTCCTACAGTATTAGGTAATACTGACGGTGTAACCACAATTACTTTAGGATTTAGCACCTCGGGTATGTCTGCAAGTGATACACTACAGATATTTGTTGAGAAAAATGAAATAACTGTTCGCCCTTGGGCCATGGGAACTGATGCGTTCGAACGTACTCGTATTGCTAGTCCACAGTCTATGCTCGATGCTGACTTTGAGTACGGTCTACAACCGACTAAGTGGCAGACTATTAGCATGGTTCGCGGCTATCCTGGCATCTATGAAATTCCAGGAACAGATCTGCAGACTATCACAGCAACTACTTCTGACTATTCTTTTGGCGCAAGCACAGACATCGAAAGTTTAATTACAGTCACATGCTCAACTCCACATTTGTTAACCACCGGTACCGCTATAACTGTTAAAGGTTTAGATGCCGGTGTAAGCGGATATGCCCGAGCAGAAGGGTCATTTGTTATTGACAGTGTTCCGAACGCAAACTCATTTAAATATTTTGCCAAGGCTCGTGTAGGATCAAGTTATGGTCAATCTATCAACCAAACATACACTCAGATTAGAAAAGGCGGTTTTTACACTGGCGGCGCTATTGGGTCCCCAACATTTAGTACCGCAGGCAGTGGTGCATCTACTACTGGTACCGTAACTGTAACTTTTACTAGCAATCACGGGTTAGTTGCAGGAGATAGCATTTATGTTGCTATCACCAGTGACAACGGTTCAAACAATAACAATTTGTGTCAAGGACCATTTTACATAAGCAGTGTGCCTAGTGCTACTACTCTTACCTACCCTGCACGAAACGTAGGTACTATTACAGGAACTCCTACTGGAACTGTGTACGTTCGCCCTGATAGTTTTTATATTCACAGACCATTTGATGGTGGTGTTAGTTTAGGTTGCGGCGGCCCCGCTCATGGTGGCCAGGCGGTACGTATGAGCAAGAAATATATTCGTTACCAATCTGGTAAAGCTATTAACTATAATACAGGTGCTCTATTTGCTCCTAACTATGACATTCGTAGCATTACTGCCTCCGGTACCGGTATTGGCGCTACAGTTACAGTAACTACTGATGATATCGATCATGGTCTTCAAACAGGTGCAGTGATTGCTATCAGCGGTGTTACTACTACAGGATATAACGGAAATTACACTGTAGCATCTATTGTAGATGAAAGAACATTTACATTCTTAGCAACCAGTGTACTTGGCGGAACTACCGCAGTGTTAAGCACACCTTGCCTAGTGTCTATGGTTAACTGGTATGGATCAACTGTACGTGCTGGAACATTTGATGACCAGAACGGAATGTTTTGGCAATACGATGGACAATTGATGGCTATTGGACTTCGTACCTCTACTTCACAAATTGGAGGAACTGTCCAAGTTACTCCGGACAGCAACCTAGTTATTGGTACCAATTCAAGATTCAGTGAACAACTGGCGGCCGGCGATCGTGTAGTTATCAAAGGTATGACTCATGTGGTCAGTTCTATCAGTTCTTCTACCTGGATGTATGTTACCCCTGACTATAGGGGCGCGGCGGCTAGTACAGGAACTAAAATGGTCAAAGTTAGAGAAACTATTGTTCCTCAATACCAATGGAACGTTGATCGTTGCGACGGTTCGAGCAGTGTATACAATCCAAGCGGATACAATCTATTGCCTAACAAGATGCAGATGATTGGCCTACAATGGACATGGTACGGTGCTGGATTTATTGACTGGATGCTACGCGGACCGGATGGAAACTACATTACTGTACATCGTATTAAAAACTCGAACGTTAACACAGAAGCATATATGCGTTCCGGTAACATGCCTGTACGTTACGAAGTACAAAATGAAGGCGCCCGTAGTACGTTAGACCAAGGTCTTAGTGCTGTAGGCACGCAGATGACCGTTACTGATGTAACATACTTCCCTAATACCGGAGTAGTATTAGTTGACAACGAACAAATTAGTTACACAGCCAAGAGTGCAAGTAGTGGAACTGCAATATTAAGTGGCCTGACTAGAGCGGCTACTATTACACAATGGGTTGCTGGAACTAACAGAACGTTTTCGGGCAGTTCTGCCGCAATTCACACTCAAGGCACCGGAGTTATATTAATTGGACAAACAGCAAGTCCTGTAATTAGCCACTGGGGTAGTGCATTTATAACAGACGGACAGTTTGATCAAGACCGTGGTTACATTTTTAACTACCAAGCTACTAACGTTAGTGCGCAGGTTAGAAAAACTACCGCCTTTGCTATTCGCCTAGCACCTAGTGTTAGTAACGCTATTACAGGCGATTTAGGTGTTCGTGAATTAATTAACCGCGCTCAATTGTTGCTACAGGGTATTGAAATTACTGCGGGTAGTGCGGCTGGTGGACAAGCATTAGTTATTGAGGGTGTGTTGAACCCGAGTAACTACCCTACAAATACTACTAACATTACTTGGAACAGTTTAACCAATACAGGTCAGCCTAGCTTTAGTCAAGTGGCCGCGGGTTCAAGTATTACATTCGACAATGCCTACACACAAAACATCAGCATCGGTGCTATTGCTAACACAGGAACTTCAACACTGACATTAACTACCAACACCAACTTGCAAATAGGTGATGCTGTTTCTGGAAGTGTGTTCTTACAAGGTGCTACCACTGTTACTGCTATCGGAGCAGGTAACGTTACGTTAAGCAATCCGTTAGTTGGCCAAATACAAAACGGTACGTCGCTAACATTCAGTCGAAATTATTACGCGGCGCCAGGTGAAACTATTTTCTCATTCATCTCAAGTCCAAGTAGTAAAGACTCGTTGGATCTATCACCACTGAAAGAATTAACTAATACACCAATTGGTGGTCGTGGTACATTCCCTAATGGGCCAGACGTATTAATGATCAACGTGTATGTTACTCAAGGAGCCGCAATTAATGCTAACTTAGTCTTACGTTGGGGCGAAGCTCAGGCTTAATTTGTTCACTGGTAAATACAGTGAATAATTTGGAAAATCATTATGACTATAGCTAGTAATTTGTCGTTCTTACAAAACAGTGCTGGTGCAATCACCACTGGCACAGTTAATGCTATTGGGTCACCTATAACTTTTAGTGTGAACAATACTGAATACAATAGGATCGACACCAACGGCTACAGTTTACTTGGTTACACAACCAGCCAAGGTTCTTACAAATTACAAGTTAATGGCAACGTATTAATCAATGGTACACTGAGTCTTACCACTGCCAGTATCGGTAACATCACAGGTTCGGTAACCACTGCTAGTAATATTGCCGGCGGAACTACTGGACAACTACATTATCAAACAGGAGTTGGCCTAACTGGTTTTGTTGGACCTGGTACTAGTGGTCAATTGCTAGTGTCAGCTGGTGCAAGTGCTCCAGTATACACTAATACGGCAAGTATCTATGTTAACAGTGCTAGGTATTCAGATAATATAACGGCTGGTACCACTGGTCAGCTAGTTTATCAAAGTGCGGCCAATACTACCGGGTTTGTTGGACCCGGTACTAGTGGACAATTGTTAGTGTCAGCTGGGGCAAGTGCTCCGGTATATACCAATACAGCTAGTATCTATGTCAACAGTGCTCGATATTCAGATAATATCACCGCTGGCACCGCTGGTCAGCTAGTTTATCAAAGTGCGGCCAATACCACTGGGTTTGTTGGACCTGGTACTGCCGGTCAATTCCTACAAAGTGCCGGTACTAGTGCTCCTACATATGTCAGCACTACCACTATGTATGTTCAAAGAGCGGTACAGGCAGACAGTGCGGCCGGAGCAAGTGGCAGTGTTGCTAATGCGTTAACTATTAGCACAGGATTAACCGGATCACCGTCAGCTAGCTATAATGGTAGCGCGGCAATCACTTTAACTTTAAACACTGCTACGCTAATGGCCAATTCAGTTTCGGCTTCTACAGCAACCAACGCAGGTATTGCCTACGCAACCATTGCGGCCCACACAGCAGGTACTGGGCTAAGTGGATCAACATTTAATGGCAGTACCGCTCAAACCTGGACATTGAATACTGCCACATTAATGGCCAGCAGTGTGGCTATTGCAGGCGGTACTACTGGACAACTACACTATCAAAGTGCGGCTAATACCACTGGTTTTGTTGGACCAGGTACAGCTGGTCAGTTCCTACAAAGTGCTGGTGCAAGTGCTCCTACATATGTCAGTACTACTACTATGTATGTTCAGAGAGCTGTACAAGCAGATAGTGCGGCCGGCGGCTCAGCACAGGTCAACACCCAAGCACAGCCTACCAACGCAACTTACTATGCCGCATTTGTCAGTGCTAATAATGCATCAGCAACTGCAATGAGTGTTTACACAACAGGAACATTCATAATTAATCCTGCTACTGGGCAAGTTGGTATTAACACAAGTTCTTTAAGCACTAGCAGTAAACTAACTGTCCTTGGTCGTGTTGAATCTGTTACAGATCCTAGTGGCGAAGGCGGTCAATTTGTAATGCGTTCTCCTGGTTACGGCTATAGATGGAGTATTGACAACTACTATGGTGCAATGCGTATCATCAGAGAAGATGATGTTACAGAAGCTAGCGGTGCATCTATTGTAACCATTACATCTGGTACTAACAGCATAATGGTAGTTGGAGGAACCACAGGTTACTCCGGTGAGAAATTTGCAGTCAACGGTGGTACATACCATAATGGTATTACAACTATGACAAACTCTATATATGTTACCGGTGGTAACGTCGGTGTTGGACAAAGCAGTGCAGTAGCCAAGTTGGATGTTGCCGGCACTATCCGTACTGAATTCTTTGGAACTGATACATCAACACCGGCAGATGTAATGAATATTACAGGCAATGGTGTTGCAAGAGCACTTGGTACTGGAGCAACCCTTACATTTACCGCACCTGCTAATACAGACGGCACTAATATGTGGGCACAGGCCAGAATTATAGGCGGCGGCGACAATAATAGCAACGGCGACGCAAATGGCGCTATGATGCTACAAACAAGATCGTTGTATGTTCCATCAGGTGGTAGCGGATCGTGGAACTGGCGAACTGGTATAACTATTCGAGCGTCTGGCGCAATTGCCTTTGGTAATGGAGGAACAGCATACGGATCAAGTGGTCAAGTACTACAAAGTAACGGCAATGCAAGTCCGAGCTGGGTTAGTCCTAGCAGTTTAGCCGCGGCCAGTGCCACACAGGTAAGCACACAGGCGCAAGCCGCCAACGCTAACTACTATCCAGTATTTGTGTCAGCTAACAATGCATCAGCGACTGCAATGTCAGAATATACTACCAGTAGCTTTTATATCAATCCAGCTACCGGTCAACATTACATTTCTACTCCTGGATCAACTGCTCTAGCAATCAACGTTAATTCAGGATCTGATAGATACTTCTTAACTTGCACAGGGGCAGTAAACTCTTTTAGCATTTACGAAAATGGCAATACTGCTTATCTTAACAGTTATAACAACATGTCTATCCGTGTTAACCAAAACGGTGGTTCAGGCGGAAACTTATTAATAAGTGGTGGTAGTGTAATGATTGGTACCGGTACGCCAGGTGCGCCATTATCATTCACTGATGCTACGGGTTTAAAGATTCAACTGAATGCCAACGCGGCCAACTACTATGCTATTGAAAAACAAGCCGCAGTGAATAGTGGCGACGGCCTGTTCAAGTATAATGCTGGTCAAACTTCGGCAGGTGAACATGGTTTTTACAGTGGTGGTACATTAAAGTTTTTAATCGATGCCAACGGTAAAGTAGGCATAAACAGAGTTGCACCAGCCGCTAGGTTGCACCTTGTAGGAGTTGGAGCTACTACATCTGAAATTGTAGCTAGATTTGCCAAAGGTAGCTATGCTGACACAGGCGGCCACACTTGTTTAATCGGTCTAAGCAACGAACCGGCAACATGGTCAAAAGGCGCCATTGGGTGGACTAGGACTGGTTCTTATGATACTGGTTATTTTGGAATTTATGTAAACAGTGCTACTGACACGACTGATATCAACACAGCAACAGATGCAAGATTATTAGCAAGCACTTCGGGCATACAAATTGCCAATGCACTAGGAGTAGGTACAGCGGCAAGCGGTACAACTGGTGAAATTCGTGCAACCAACGAAATTACAGCCTACTATTCGGACAGAAGATTAAAAGAAAATGTCAAAGTTATTGACAATGCTGTAACAAAGGTGTTGTCATTAAATGGTATTACATATACACCGAATGAATTAGCGGCTAGTTTTGGGTATGATCAAAATGTTAAACTGGTTGGATTATTTGCCGACGAAGTTGAAGCAGTTTTACCAGAAGCCACTCGACCTGCGCCATTTGATCAAGACGAAGATGGCAACAGTAAATCAGGTGAAAACTATAAAACTATTCAATACGAAAAATTGGTACCATTGTTGGTTGAGGCTATCAAGGAGCAACAACAGACTATAAATGATCAGAACAGCAGAATAGAAAAGTTGGAACTATTGGTTAAAAATTTAGCCGGTAAATATAGTGAATAATTTAGGAATCCAAGATGACCATAGCCAGTAATTTATCGTTTTTACAAAACAGCGCCGGTGCGATCACTACTGGTACTGTTAACGCTATTGGCTCACCTATAACTTTCAGCGTAAACAATACTGAGTATAATAGAATTGATACTAACGGCTATAGTCTACTTGGATATACAACCAGCCAGGGATCTTATAAACTGCAGGTTAACGGCAATGTATTAATCAATGGCACACTAAGCCTCACCACTGCTAGCATTGGCAACATTACAGGTTCGGTAACTACAGCTAGTAATATTGCAGGCGGAACTGCTGGCCAGTTGGCTTATCAAACAGCGCCTGGCGTTACTGGTTTTGCAGGTCCAGGCACTAGCGGCCAATTGTTAGTATCGGCGGGTGCAACTGCACCAGTGTATACTAATACAGCCAGTATCTATGTTAATAGTGCTAGGTATTCAGATAATATTACTGCCGGCACTGCTGGGCAACTACATTATCAATCCGCGGCCAACACCACTGCGTTTGTTGGACCGGGCACTAGTGGTCAATTGCTAGTATCAGCTGGTGCAAGTGCTCCGGTCTACACTACTACTTCAACTATACAAGTTGGTTACTCGGCCAATGTACTGGGGGGTACCGCAGGCGGCATTGTATATCAATCAGGTGCTAATGCTAGCACATTTTTATCAATTGGTACTGCCGGGCAATTTTTATCAGTTAACGCAGGTGCTACAGCTCCCACATATGTCAGCACCAGTACTATGTATGTGCAAAGAGCTGTGCAAGCAGACAGTGCGGCAGGATCAGCTGGTTCAACTACCGGTGCACTGACTGCAGGCACTGGCCTAACATCAAGTGGCGGCACATTCAATGGTAGCGCCAATCTTACATTTAGTTTGAATACTGCTACTCTAGTGGCCAACAGTGTTTCGGCCTCTACTGCAACTAATGCGGGCACTGCCTATGCAACCATCGGCACCCATACTGCAGGAACCGGGTTATCTGGAACCGCATTTAATGGCAGTGCTAACCAAACTTGGACTTTGAATACTGCCACATTAATGGCCAGCAGTGTGGCCATTGCTGGCGGTACAACTGGACAATTGGTTTATCAATCGGCCGCCAATACCACAGGTTTTGTTGGACCAGGTACAGCTGGTCAATTCCTACAAAGTGCAGGTGCAGGTGCTCCTACATATGTTGGTACCACTACCATGTATGTACAGAGAGCTGTACTAGCAGATAGCGTAACAGGTTCAGCAGGTAGCCTTGTTAACGCATTAACGATTGGTACTGGATTATCTGGATCACCATCTACTACGTATAACGGTAGTGCCGCAATTACAGTTTCATTAAACACTACCACCTTAATGGCCAGTGCTGTGCAGGTAAGCAATTCACTCTCTGCAGGTACAGGGCTAACTGGTTCGGCATTTAACGGAAGTACTGCACAGACTTGGACATTAAACACTGCTACATTAATGGCTAGTAGCGTTAATATTGCAGGCGGTACTGCTGGACAACTACACTATCAAAGTGCGGCCAATACCACTGGGTTTGTTGGTCCCGGTACTGCCGGCCAATTCCTACAAAGTGCTGGTACTAGTGCTCCTACATATGTCAGTACTACCACTATGTATGTTCAACGAGCAGTACAGGCAGACAGTGCTAGTGCTGGCGCAGGTTATACAGGCAACATCAATGCTACTGCTAATACCAACTTATTTGAATATATCGTAGGAGTTAGTGCAAGTGGATCAACTTCAGCCGCGGCTACGGTTGCAACATCAAATCCTGTAGGATTTAATGCCAGTTCAGGTAACGTTGGCATTGGAACAACATCACCTGGTCAAAAGTTAGAAGTTGCTGGCAACATTTATGTTAACACTTCTGGTAACCCGTATTTGCAATTGAAGACAAGTGGTGCAGGTAATAACCCGTACATTCGCATGACAGCAGATACTAATTCTTGGGATATTCAGAGTACATTCTCTAATACCAATGATGATCTATTGTTCATGTATAATGCTACAACAGCATTGACTTTAGATAATGCCGGCAAGGTATCTATTGGTACTGCACCTCCTTATGGTACAAGTAGATTAACATTAGTTGCATCAAGTAATCCAACAACTACTACTGATGGAGCTAATCAATTATCAATCGGTGAAGCATCACAAAATACCGCCTATTCATTAAAAGTTGGATATATTAGCATTAACGGCGGTTATTCCGGATCTGTCCAAGCTATTGCCGGCGGGGTTGGGGGGCCGTTATTATTAAACGGTGCCGGAGGTAACGTTGCCATTGGCAATACAAACCCTAGCCAAAAATTACATGTAACAGGTAACACAATCATTACCGGTAATGCAGTGGTCGGAGCAACAACCACAACTAATAAGTTTGAAGTTGTAGGCACCACTGGACAGCTATTCAGCGTAAGTGATTCATTCACCGGAACAATATTTTCAGCCAGTGATATTTCTGGCATTCCTAGTATCGAAGTATTGGACACAGGGCTGGTCAAACTTGCCCAATACAACGGACAAGTGACCATCAGTACAGGAACTGTGGTGTCTGGTAGTGGTCTATCAGTATGGACCACTACATACATTTTATCATTGGGTGTTGGCACAGCGGCCAGTGGTACCATTGGTGAGATACGTGCCACTAATGAAATTACAGCCTACTACTCAGATCGCAGATTAAAAGAAAATGTCCAAGTAATTGACAATGCTCTAGTAAAAGTGTTATCATTAACTGGTATCACTTATACCCCAAATGCTGTTGCTGAAAGCTACGGATACGATAGAAATTCAAAATTAGTCGGAGTATTTGCCGACGATGTTGAATCTGTATTACCTGAAGCAGTAAGGCCTGCTCCGTTTGACATTGACGAAACTGGTAATAGCAAAAGCGGTGAAAATTATAAAACTGTACAATATGAGAAGATTGTACCATTATTAATTGAAGCTATTAAGGAACAGCAAAAAGCCATTGATTCACTTAGATCCGAATTGAAACAGCTTAAGAGTAAATTTTAATTTGCAAGGGTTAAGATAATTATATGAGTAACAATTACGGCCCAACAATTGCAACATCTGGTCTGACATATTATCATGATATGTCAAACACACAAAAGTCATTTAAAGGTGCCCCTACTACAAACCTAGTTGATCCATCGTGGGCAAACTGGTCTACTGACGGATCAGGGCAAGGTAGTATTGGTACAAGAACCATCAACGATACCTACGAATGTTTTATAGCTGACTCTACCTCCAACACCAGGCAGAGCATTTATATATCTTCAGGAATTAGCGCAAGTACAACATATACATTTTCAGTACAATACAAAAAAATAACTGGGACCCCTACGCTTAGATTTCAAATTCAGGCATATAACGGTGGATCATACCTCAGCACTATGTCATTTGCTACAACCGCTCAGTTAGGTATAACGGATAAAGATGGTTGGCAAACAGCACAAATTACGCTAACAACGCCTGCAAGCACTAATAGAATTTTATGGTTTATGCAAGACGGCGATGATTATACCACATATACCCACTCGTTTAGATTAAAAAATGTGCAGTGTGAACAACAAAGTTTTTCTACACCGTTTGTGGTAGGAACTCGGTCAACAACACAATCATTAATAAATTTAGCCAATTCAAATTCTGCTGTAACAACAACCAGTTTGACCTATGCTAGCGATAACACTTTTAGTTTTGACGGTTCTACAAATTATATAACTGTTGGTGCATTATCTGGATCGTTCGGATCATTTACGGTCAGCGTTTGGTTTTATTCAACCAGTGTTTCTAACTATAGAAATCCTATTGATTGTAATTTTAACTATAACGCTACAACCGGAAACATTGGACCTAGACTTGAACAAAATAGTTCTGGTAATTTAACATGGAATATTAGTGGTAACACTGGTAATAATAGCATTTATGATAGCTTTAATGTACAATCGTCGGGACTACAGGCAAATACATGGTATAATACTGTTATAACTTGGACTAATGGATCGGCAAACACCTATTTAAATGGAGCGCCTGTGACAGTTAACGCCAGTACTCCTAATGGATTTGTAAATGTGTTTAATAATGTAATTATCGGCAAAGGTTTTCACTTAGATGCCGCATCGACAAGGTCATTTACAGGAAAAATTCCAGTAGTAAAAATATACAATAGGGCACTGTCGGCTACTGAAGTGTTACAAAATTTTAACGCCCTACGGGCAAGGTTTGGAATATGAGCCTAACTCACGGATCATCAATAGTTACAAATGGGTTGACCATGTATTTTGATACTGGCAATACTAAAAAATCGTGGAAAGGGGCACCGACTACTAATTATATTCCAAACCCTTATGCTAGTTATAATGGGTCATCTTTTGTATTTGGATATAATTATCAAAATTTAGGAGCAACTTACACATACCGAACAGGAGTCGACAATCCAGTCAATGCGCCTGGCGTATTAGAATATTACACCGGCACTACTGGTTATAAGTATTTTTCTGTAGATTCGACCAGTCTTCCGGCAACCGGCACATATACATTTTCATACTATGCTAGATTAGTAGGTGCACCCGCTGGTGGAAATAATGCACCAATTGACAGTCAACTATGGCGAGCAAACGGTAGTGATAGGTCGGTTACGGGTGATTGGAACCCTACATTTACATTTGATTGGAAAAGATATACAACTACTGGACCTGCCGAAGCATCAACAATTTTACAGTATTTTCCAGTTCATTCTGGAAGTATTGTAGGCGGCTACACAATTCAATATTGTGGGTTTCAATTAGAAACTGGAAGTTATGCAACTCCCTTTGTTGTAGGCACTAGAAGTAACACCCAGGCCATCGTTGATTTAACTGGTAAAAATTCCATTACGGCAAGTAGTCTAACTTATAATAGTGATAATACATTTACATTTACTAAAGCAAGTGCAAACTATCTCACTTTACCGTTACTATCATCGATGAATACCAATGTGTCGGTTTCTTGCTGGGCTTATGTTACATTAGGAACAGCAGGCTGTATTTTTGAAAGCGGCTACGGATCAGGATTTGGCGTTGGCATCGGCAATAATTATTATCAAGCCGCCGACCCGGGGAATAATATTGTTTTGTTATTTCCCGCAGTTAGATGGATATCAACAGGTGTATCATATGGATCAACTGGTTGGAAAAATGTAGTTGTAACTATGGACGGTTCTGCTGTCCCAAGTGTATATTTAAATGGTTCGTTGGTGGGCACATATTCTGGAACTGCTCCGTTAACCCCAGTGACAAATTCCTATGTAGGTAGAAATGTAGGTGATGAAGGTAGTGCTACTGACCGTGCATTTGATGGTAAAATTGCCTCGGTAGCTTTTTATAATAGAACATTAACAGCCTCAGAAGTTACACAAAATTTTAATGCATTACGGGGAAGATTTGGTGTATGAGTGCATTTGTTGGCCCATCTAAAGTTACGTCGGATTTAATATTTGAATATGATATGTCAAATATGCAAAAATCTTTCCTGGGTGCGCCTGCCACAAACATAATACCATATAGCCAGGACTACAGTAGTGGCGGTAATTTCATGTCTAACTGGACTGGAAATCTGTTCAGCAACTGGATCAATTCCACAGTTACTACAGGTTATCAAGCACCCGATGGCTCTTATACCGCAAATTTGCTCACTGGATATTACAGCAGATGGACTGCGTCAATTACTGCAACTACAAACACAGCATACACATTTTCTATTTGGATTAAAAATTACGCCCTAGTTAACCCTCCATATCTGCATGTAGCATTTGGTTTAAACGGATCATTGGTTAACTATAACAATATAACCAGCGTGCCTATTAATAGTGTGGGTGACTGGACTAGATTTTCAGTTACTGTAACTTCTCCTGCATCTGGAATTAATCAAATACAGTGTGGCGTTGAATTTGGAGGATCTAAAGCCAATTCCGCAGGACCTTATGCTATGCTAGTATGGGGCGCACAGTGCGAAGTTGGATCATTTGCAACTCCTTATATACCATCACTTGGATCAGCTGGTAGTAGATCAACCACACAGGCATTTAAAGATACTACTAATAGAATTGCTCTTACTGCTTCAAATTTAACTTATAACAGCGATGGAACATTTAGTTTCAATGGAAGTAGTGGCGTAATAACATCGCCATCAATCACGCTAGATTTTACCGACGGTGTCTCAATGGAGATGATATTTAAATCTACAGATATACAAAGTAGAGCACAGGGATATATGTCGTTTAGTCCGGGGCCTGCATATATAAATTTTTATTCTGCCGGCAATAGTACATTAAGATGGGAAACTTGGCAAAATGCTAGTAGTAGCATAGGCGGCGCCTTCACTAGTTCTGCAAATTTAACCAACAACACCTGGTATCATGCTATCGGAACATATTCAAGCAATGGATCTGCAAAATTATACATAAATGGTTCGCTAGTAAATAGTGCTTCATATGCATCAACAAGTTATGGATCTGTTACTACAACACTGTACATAGGGCAATATGCCGGATATATATCCGGCAGTATTCCAGTAGCTAGGATGTATAACAGAGAATTGTCAGCCGCAGAAGTGGCACAAAATTTTAATGCATTACGAGGAAGATACGGAATATAGTAAATCAGTCATTAATTAATGTAATGAGCATCCGATAAATATATCGAATTCATTTTATACTGAAGTGACAGCATAGGCCGTTAAATAACAGGCCACCGAGGAAAATAACAGATGGCAATTTTACCAGCAACAGGATCAGCAATAAAGATGGGTGGTGTTTATCAAGCATATACAAACACAGCTCCGTCAGCCGGCCTAAACATTAGACTTAGTGCTACACTAGGTGCTAATTACGGTGGTAAATCAGCTGGTACACAAATTTCATTCTCCTCGACATTTGGTGGTAAGACTACACCTTACACTTACTCATAACGGATTGAAATGAAAAATAGAAAATTAGACATAGATAAAATTCTTACCTTAGCACAAACTGGACCCAGTCGTTGGGAATTAGATAATGTCATATGGAACGACCGCAGTTCTAATCCAAAAACTTTAATGGCTTTTCTAGAAAGAATTAAAACGTTAGAAGATATTGACAGTCGACTTCCAGAAGAAAACCAAGAATTAGAGATCCTAACAGATCTTGCCAATGACATGGACGAAGATGCTTGTATTGAGCTGTTGTCAAACAAGGACGAAATTGTTCAGCAAAATTTTATTGAAACATTAGCTCGTACCAGTGCTATCGAAGTGCTGACCAAAGAACGTGTCAGTTACGAAACCATGTCAGCTACATGCAAATTAAGCCCAACAGATTTTATTCTGTGCGCCAAGCGTACCCAAGACATTATTAATTCTGTATTAGAATTAGTAGTGCAAGGCGAAACACTGAGTCAAGATGTAGCAGGCGCATGACCAAGAATGTTTTTTCGGCCAGCAAGTGGAGCCTAAAAAAGAATAAACTTGCCGTGTTGGTGCCCTGTAGGGACATGTTACATGCTGGATTTAGTAAATGTCTAGTTGAATTGGTCAAACTAAACACGATGAACGGTATTGATACCCATGTGGTATATGATGCCAGTACGGTATTGCTCACTCAACGTGCTAGATTAGCGGCCGAAGCTCAGACTATCGGTGCAGAATACATGCTATGGCTAGATAGTGACATGGTATTTCCTCCGACTACCGCTCTAAGATTACTAGCCCACAACGAACCTGTAGTAGCCTGTAATTACATTCGTAGACAACTGCCGGCCAAAGGTGTTGCCTATGAATCAATTGGCGATTGGGAAAATCCTTTACCGTTTGAACCACAAGATGAGCTAGTGCCTGTCGAAGGTATAGGTATGGGTTGCATGTTGGTCAAGACCAGTATACTACAAGAAATTCCTAAACCTTGGTTTGAATTCCATTGGACTGAAGAAAGCAATGATCACCTAGGTGAGGACATGGATTTTTGCATGAAAATGGCCGATGCAGGTTATACTGTTAAGGTTGATACAAACCTCAGCATGGAAATGCGTCATCTAGGTACATGGGCATTTGGCCCAGACCTATTAGATTAAATCTAACAAGACTTCAATTTTAGTTTTGATAGTTTTGTTAATAAAACTATTCTTAACACCTTGATGTAGTGGCTTAGGCCAACTATTATATTTTACCCAAGCATACCCCTCGTGTTCTTCATTGAGCACAGGGGTAAATTCTTTGTCGACAATTAGCACATAGGTGTTGTAATGAAAATTTTGATCGTTACTAGTGAACAATTCTAACGGCACAACTTTTTTAATCTTAGGTGTTGCACCTACTTCTTCTGAAATTTCTCTAGTCAGCGCATCGTAAGGTGTAAGGTCTGCAGGTTCTTTTTTGCCACCAACTAGACCCCAGGTGCCCGCAGTTTTTCCTTGACTTCTCAGTAGTAATAAGAATCGTTTGGTATCCTTGGCCAGGAATAATCCGCCACTACAGATAATTTGATTTAGAGAATTAGACGCCATAAAGCCTTATCATAAACACCTTCAAAACTCTTGCTCCAAGAATGCTGTGCCCACTTGTATTGGACACCGGTGTATGAGTTAGTTATGTAAGTTACATCGGTAGTGTTAGCTGAATTGAATATGACATTCCACGCACTGCCGTCCCATTCTATAATGTCGTTGGCGTGTGCCTGCGGATCAGTATCATCGGAATTTTTCCAAGCATCTGGGCCATCATACCCAGGTTGCCCGTATTCGGCATTAATATTTAAATCTTCTAATATTAGATATCGTGTGCCTGTAATTTTATTCTGAGGATTAAATGTTTCAGGATTTATGATAGCATCTATTGTTCCTCTACCTGCAATAATAGTATTGCTAGGTACGGTATCTGCATCAAAGTTTAAGATCATCCTAGATTCATCTGTGGGATCCATACTAATATAAGCTACAATTTCATTACCATCTGGTTTGGTCAATCTTAGTTGACTTAGTCCTGCACGGAATTGACCAGGATACAAGTCTAACAATTTAAGCCAAGAATTTTCAATGCCTGGCACTGAAATATTAATAACATTTCCTTGAGAGTTGTTTGAAACCAACTTGGCCACATTGTCTAAGACCAACAGATCAAATTCTCCCGGAGTAATCACTGTGGTAAACACATCGGAACTCATGGCTCCTAATACAGCATCACCATTGTTAAAATCAGCCGCAATAGTTCCGGCAGGCACAGCAAACGCATTGGTGATAATTTTTGTTATTACACCTAACTGTTTGACTTTTACAGGTGGAGTGATCCAAACATGTGATTCAAAAGTCATGTTTAAGATATCTATATCTTGTTCTAGTCCTTGAGGTACACTTCGACTGCTCCAAGTTTGGCTCTTCAAGGTCAGTACACTAATACTAGTCCAGTCAATGTAGTTGTCTGTAGTCTGCAGTTCTAGACTGGGGTTAAACAAGACAGCAATCTGTTCCCATAATTGCAATTTTTGATCAGTATTGCTGGTCCATATGTCTGCCGAAAAATCTGCCAAATAAGGTGTCGGCATGATTTTTTCTACAGTATAATTTTTTCCCTGTTGATTAACATATCTACCAGTTTCAGGATCCACTGCTCTTTCTCTAATATTGGTAGTACTGATAAAAGTAGGGTCTTGAATACGACTACGATCAAATTGTAGATCTTTAATGTAGCAGGCGATGAATGGAGCACTAGGGATAGTATTTTCACTATTCTTCTTTAGTATACTGCCAACTTGACGATTCATGTCACCATATCGCACAGGTACTCTGGTCAGCTGACCTTTAGCATCTTTAACATAAAAGTTGCTCATGATACGCATAAATTGTGTCAAGTATCTGCGTACTTGACCATCATAAAAGAAGTCCATTATTAACCGTCCGCTTTAGGTTTAAGTGCTTTGCTCAGAGCTTGTCTTTCTACTACCACTTCACCAGCAATGGTAGCAGTATTTGAGTTATTGATGAATCCAGTCTTCTGAGTCTGGCGAACAGTTTTGCCTGCCCATGTGCCAGAAGCCACATCCTCTGAACCAAAATTGTTCAAGGTCATTCTAACATTGTCTTCGAATTTGAGCCAATGTCTGCCATCATATCTGAATAATCTGTTTGGCAAATAATCTGTTCTTAAATAAAACTGACCCACTACAGGATTTGTTGGGAATGAAATTCCAAAACCATATGGTGCACCATTTGGTGGTTTTCCATCACCTGCAAGGTAACCTGACTTAACATAGTAATCTTGATTAGGACTTTGCAGTACCATACTGGCATCTAAAATAGCCTGCTCAATACTAGCATCACCGATAGCATCGAGACTACTAATGCGACTGGTGTCGGATAGATTAACTAATCCAGTATTTTCTGATGTAGGAATTACATAAAGATTGCTGGTGTCAAACCCGCTCTGGGGAGAGTCTGCATCTGCTTGTGCAATAATTTGATCGTTAACTTCGATGCTCTTTTGATAGGTGCTTAATAAATCTCGTAGTGTACTACCGTCACCAGCTCCTGCATCTGCATCAAGTATTTCTTTAAATTCTTGATTGTCAACTAGCGGAACACATTTAGCACGTATTAAATGAGGATACCATGTTGCACTATATCCGCTAGCTGGTCTTGCTACGTCTTGTACTACATAAAATCTTTTCAATGCCACTAGGCTATTGTCTAGTGCATATTCGTCTTTAAGATGTGGAAGTTCTATTACATCTCCCGACATAATTTTTCTGCCTAGATTGTCTACAGTATTTTTTAAATGAAATGTTATTAAAATGTTATCGTTAGTTAAAAATAAACCAAACTGACTTAGGTTAAAATCTAAGTCTTGCATGGTATAGATACCTCTCATTACATAAACATCCGGGTCGTAATGACGATCTCTGTTTTCCATGAAAATAAGATCTTGTATTCCTAACTCCGGTATTTCATTGGTATTAACAGGAGTGCTAGGGGTACTTTCACCTTCAGCAGGATCTACTGGACCTAAGTATTTGTGTACAAACACATCCGTACCGCCAACTTGAAACTGTTCGTTGATCACACGATCTAAAAATTTAAAATCAGGGCCTTTTTCAGGACGATATAATGATAGTCTTGGCATAGTATAGTATTTATAGATAAATATTCGTATGACTGAAACCGAAAACGAACGCCAAAAAGTAATTGACTATGTGCAAGCCATGTTAGGCGGCGGCATGGTTGAAGTAGAACTAGACCCGGTACACTACAATACCGCTATTGATCGTGCGTTGGCAAAATTTCGCCAACGCAGTAGTAATGCATCCGAGGAAAGTTTTGGATTTTTAACTCTACAGGTAGACCAAAATGATTATGTATTACCTAAAGAAGTTACAGAAGTTCGACAACTATTTAGACGAAGCATAGGATCACGTAGCGGTGGCGGTGACGGCGGAAGTTTGTTTGAACCGTTTAATCTAGCATATTCTAATACGTATCTGTTGACCAGTACAAACATGGGAGGCCTAGCCACTTATTATGCCTTTGCTTCATATCAAAAGCAAGTGGGTAAAATGTTTGGAAGTGATATCAATTTTACGTTTAATAAAACTACCAAGTTATTGACCATTATGCAACGTCCTAGAAGTTCTGAGGAAGTGCTGATGTGGATGTATAATTATCGTCCAGATTTTAATCTACTTCAGGACCCGTTTGCTGGACAATGGTTAAAGGATTACAGTCTTGCTACTTGTAAAATCATGCTAGGAGAAGCTCGTGAAAAATTTGCTACTATTGCAAGCCCGCAAGGCGGCACACAACTAAACGGTACTGCTCTTAAAAACGAAGGTAAGGCTGAGATTGAAGTCTTAGAAGCAGACCTAATTAATTACAAAGAAGGCGGTACACCGCTGACATTTGTAATTGGCTAAATCACTTATTGACCTTGTAATCACACTGCAATATAATTAAAGTATCTTAAGGGGATACTATGATTATTGGTTTTGTTGGGTTTATTGGCTCTGGTAAAGACACTGCCGCAGATTATTTGGTTAACTTCCATGGATTCCGACGAGACAGTTTTGCCAACACACTCAAAGATGCAGTATCCTCAGTATTTGGTTGGGATCGAATACTACTTGAAGGCCGCACCAAAGAAGCTCGTGAATGGCGTGAACAAATTGACACATGGTGGGCCACCCGTTTAAACATGCCTGAGTTAACTCCGCGTTGGGTTTTACAACATTGGGGTACAGAAGTTTGCCGTCAGGGATTCCATGATGATATTTGGATTGCCAGCTTAGAAAATAGACTGCGCAACAGTAAAGATGATATCGTTATCAGTGATGTTCGTTTTCCTAATGAAATAACAGCTATTAAAAATGCTGGTGGAAAGGTGATCCGTGTAAAAAGAGGACCCGAGCCAGATTGGTATGAACATGCAGTAAACTTTAATCTAGGCGAAAAACATATAGGATGGGCTATTGGCAGACATCATCTTGAATTGCAAGGAATCCATTCTAGTGAGTCTGCATGGGTCGGTGGAGACATTGATGTTACTATAGAAAATGATGGCACTATTGATGACCTGTTCAATGCTCTTAGAAATCAGGTGTCAGATCCCCTTGACGCCATCGAACGCCCTCTTTATGTAGGACTCGTTGACAGTTTGCACATACAGTCTTAAGATTTGTATATCTGCAATTAGTCAAGTTTCCGTCTACATGAAATACATTGAATGATTCGGAGTGCGGGCTTTTAAATCCGCACCGATCACAGGCATTCTTCTTTTGATATCCAGCTAAGGCCCACAGAGGCCTTTCTGTTTGACTACCTCTAGCACAATGGTCGCACTTAGACCTGTAGAATGCTTGACCTTCCTTGTAATAATTGATAGCACGTGGTCGTTGACCGCATTGTTTGCATAATTTTCTCATCTACCGCCCTTTTAGTGCCCTTTTCTACTTGTATTTAACCGCTATTTTTTTACCATACCGGCTAAATAAAACAAAGTAATCCACCAAGGAGATTGATAATGGCTACATTAGGTTCACCAGGAGTTTCAGTAAGCGTAATTGACGAGAGTTTTTACACTCCTGCGGCTCCATCAACAACACCGATGATCTTTGTTGCAACTGCACAAGACAAAACAAATTCATCAGGCACTGGCACAGCACAGGGAACAACTGCTGAGAACGCTGGTAAAGTTTGGATCATCACAAGTCAACGTGATTTGACTGATACATTCGGTACCCCAACATTCTATACAGATGTTAATGGAAATCCAGTACACGGAGGAGAATTAAACGAATACGGTCTACAGGCCGCATACAGTTTATTAGGTGTTAGCTCAAGAGCATATGTTGCTCGTGCTGATGTTGACCTAGGTGCATTAGTTGCTACAACTGATATTCCAAAAGGCGATCCGACTGCCGGTACATACTGGTTAGATACTAAATCTTCATTGTTTGGAATCAATGAATGGAACTCAAGTGGTCGCGGATCATTTGTTGCTAAGACTCCGTTGATCATTAATGATGATAATAAAGCTACAGCATCTTTAGCTGGTATTCCAAAAGACAGTTTTGGTAAGCAAGGTGACTATGCTATGTTTGTTACATCAGATAATGGTGTAACTTATCTTAACACATTATTCTATAAGACAACCGCAACAACCAATGCATGGTTACCGGTAACTGATAATTTTGAAGGTGGAAAATTTTTAGCTATCAGTCCGCACACTCAAATACCTAACTTTACTACAGCAACAACTAATGGAAGTGTATGGATTAAAACTACAACTCCAGGCCTTGGTGCAAATTGGAGTGTAAAATATTATAACGGTGCTACACAAACGTGGGGAACTGTGAATGCTCCTTTATATAACAGCACACGCCAGGCTATTGAAAAATTAGACCTAGTAGGCGGTGGTAAAAATATTCCAGCAGGCACAGTCTTTGTTGAAACTGATCCAACACACGGAAGCAGTAATGCACTAGATCGTGCAGAGTTCCGTATTTGGCGTCGAAATGCTACTAGCCCTACAAACATTGTTAGTAGGGCTTCTACAGCTACACAGGTAGCCAACAGCACATTTGTAATTAGAGAGACATTGATCAACACGTCAACATGGAGTTCTACCGCTACAATTACAGTAGTTGGATCTTCCACAGCCACAGTAGGTGCTCAACTAGTACAGGCTATTAATGTTTCTTCATTAGTTAATGTATCTGCTAGCTATAACGCAACAACAAACAAAGCAACAATTACACATGCTCTGGGCGGTGATATCGAATTTAAAGATGCAACTAACGCACCTTTAGCAACAGCTGGTTTTTCAGCATATAATTTGTCAACTAAAACTGGTACACCTAATCTTTATGATGCACCAAATGATGAGCCGTTTAGTATTAGTTTGATTGCGACTAACTGGAAACCTTTGGTATACGAAGCTACTGCAACAGCACCATATACATTACCGGCTAATGGTACTATTTGGTATGATGCTAATCTACACGATGCAGATATTATGATCAATGATGGTACTAAGTGGGTTGGTTACAAACACTATGGTAGTTTCCTTGGCGGACTATCTAGTGGTCAAAACTTAACCGACGCAAATGGTCCTCTAATCAGTGCTACTGCTCCGACAACACAAAGCGATGGCACAACTGATCTACAAGATGGAGACATTTGGATCAACACAGCCAATCCAGATCGCTACGGCAAAGATGTTTATGTTTGGGATGGTAACTCATTAGAGTGGGTACTACAAGATGTAACTGATCAAACTAGCCCGAATGGTTGGGTATTCCACGATGCTCGTTGGAGCGACAATGGTCAGGATAACATGGAATATGTTACACCTATTAGCGAACTTTTAGTTAGCGACTATGTTGATCCAGATGTAGTTGATCCTTTATTGTATCCAAAAGGTACACGTCTATGGAACCTACGTAGAAGCGGATTCAACGTTAAGAAATACGTTTCAGGTCATATCAACATTTTGGCTAACAATGGACTAAACACCATGTATCAAAACGATGACATGAGCGATTACACTGCTGACCGTTGGGTAACAGTAAGTCCTAACAACGAAGATGGTTCAGGAACATTCGGTCGTCTTGCACAAAGAGGTTATGTTGTTTCTAAGCTAAAAGCTATGATCGACACCAACACAGATGTCCGTGATACAGATACATTAGTCTATAACTTGATTGCTACACCTGGTTATCCAGAAGCTATTGCAAACATGGTTGGTCTAAATACAGACCGCGGACAAACTGCATTTGTTGTTGGTGATACACCATTCCGTTTAGAGCCTAATGCAACTGCGTTAAACAACTGGGGTTCTAACACAGCCCTTGCATTTGACAACGGAGATACTGGTGCAGTAACTTATGACAGCTATATGGCTATGTTCTATCCAAGTGGTTATACTACAGATAATGCAGGTAGAAATATTGTTGTACCACCAAGTCACATGATGTTACGTACAATCGTTAACAGCGATGCTAAGAGCTACCAGTGGTTTGCTCCAGCAGGTACACGTCGTGGCGGTGTTGACAATGCTACATCAGTAGGTTACATCCAATCAACAGGTGAGTTTAAAACTGTTGCATTGTACGAAGGTTTAAGAGACACACTACACGATGTTAAGATCAATCCTATTGCTACACTACCAGGTGTAGGAATTGTAAACTTTGGTCAATATACTCGTAGCAATGGCGCTAGTGCTTTAGATCGTATCAACGTAGCACGTTTGATTGCATATCTACGTAGACAGTTAGCAATCTTAGCCAAGCCATTCTTGTTTGAACCTAACGATGCGCAAACTCGCAGAGAAATTAAAGCGGCCGCTGAAAGCCTTCTAATTGAACTAGTAGGTCAACGTGCTCTTTATGACTTCATTGTTGTTTGTGATACAAGTAACAATACTCCTGCAAGAATTGATCGTAGCGAACTTTGGTTAGACGTAGCTATTGAACCAGTTAAGGCAGTGGAGTTCATTTACATTCCGTTGAGAATACTTAACACAGGTGCTATTGCCAGCGGCGACCTTGGTGCAGGATTTCCTGGATCAAACTAATTGAAAATTAAAGAAGGAGCATTTAAATGCCAATTTCAAGTTTAAATAGATTTACAGTACCGCTGAACACAGACCAAAGCTCTAATACGCAAGGTTTGTTGATGCCAAAACTAAGATATCGTTTCCGCGTTACCTTAGACGGTTTTGGTGTTGCAGGTACACCGTCAACAGAATTAACAAAACAAGTAATGAACGTTACTCGCCCTGTTGTTAGTTTTGAAGAAATCAAACTAGCAGTTTATAACAGTACTGTAAAGTTGGCAGGACGTCACAGTTTTGCCGATGCTACATTGACCCTACGCGATGATGTAACCAACGCTGTTAGCAAGAAGGTTGGCGAACAGATGCAGAAACAGTTTGACTTCTTTGAACAAAGCGGTGCGGCATCTGGTATCGATTACAAATTCTTAATGCGTGTTGAAATTTTAGATGGTGGTAACGGTGCTTACGAACCTAATGTATTAGAAGCATTCGAATATCACGGTTGTTTTATTAAACAAGCTACATATCAAGGTGGCGACTACACCAATAATGATCCAATGGATATTTCATTGTCCATCACTTATGACAATGCTCTACAAGTAGACACATCTGGTAATCCTACTGGACTCGGAGCGGCTGTTGGACGTACTGTACGTTCATTAGCTATCGGTGGATAATTAACCCACTGACTATAAAAAGGCCTGGCTTAAAAACCGGGCTTTTTTATTGGCATAAATATCATTATGAGTAACGCTTTCACTAATTTTTTATCTGGCATAGGATCTGGGCTGTTCGGAGGCAGTGATGCCAGCATGAAAGACTACCAGCATGCTAACCGGTTATATGTACAAAACAATTATTCTCGTGCCCCTAAGGTTAATTTTCTTTATTTTGTAAATTTTAATATTAATCAAGGTGTAATCATCGACAAGACCTGGGAAGCAAAAAGAAAGAACGATGTAGGGTTATTAGTAAAGAGAGTAGACCTTCCTAAATTTACCATCGGTACTGAAACATTAAATCAGTACAACAGAAGAACAGTAGTACAAACAAAATTAACCTACGGAAATGTACAAATAGAGTTTCATGACGATAATAGCGATATAACTACTGATCTTTGGAAAAATTATTATCAATACTATTATATGGACAGCGTCTATGGTGAAATAAAAAATAAAGAAAAATTTGTCGAATATGGCGACACTAAGTATTCAGACAAATCCTATGCATACGGGTTAGATAATTTTCAAAAGATTCCATTCTTTGATAGCATTGATGTTTTCTTAATGCATAAAGGTCATGGTGTTGCAGATTTTACAAAAATATCTTTAATTAATCCGATGATTGTTGATTGGACTCATGATAGTGTAAATCAAGACGAAGCTGGTAGAACTATGGTTAATAAAATGACTGTAGCTTATGAATCTGTAGTCTATAGAAAAGGTAAAATTATTAAAGGCCGTAGCCCTGTTGGCTTTGCTCCAGTCTATTATGATATATCTCCTAGTCCGCTAGGTGTTGGAGCTAGTGGTAATATTTTTGGTGCGGGTGGTATCATTGATGGCGCTGATAGTATTTTTGGTGAGGATGGGCTATTAGCCACTGCATCAAGTCCTGCGGACCTACTAGGTGTTGCATTAAAGACTAAACAGTTAGTCGATAATATAGGTAAGGTGTCTAAAGGCAAGGCTTTAAATGAACTGGCCACTTTAGGTGCAGGGGTTATAGGAGGAATTGTCGGCGGTGCCTTACAACCTGCAAGAGCTAATAACCCAAATTTTACCAACGCGGCAGAAAGTGTAGGAATTGTTTTACCTAAGAGTCCTGAGGGATATATCATAGCTCAACAATCTAATTTAACAACTAAAAAATAAATGAATCCATTATATACAAATTTGCCACCTAAAAAAAACACCAATAGTGATTATAGTTCTGTTCAGGCCTATGACAGTTATTTTTTAGCTCCTCTAGAATTAGATGCCGGCACACTTGATGCTATGCGGTCATTTTTTACTAGCCGCGGCTTTGATCAAATATCAGCAGAATCAGTATCTGTGGTTATGATAAAACAAGCCAAACGAGATAATTTTAATCCTTTAAAAATTTTAGATACTCTAGGCGGATTAACTGATGTAGAAATTAATGCTGTAGTATCTGAAATTATCAACTACAATCGATACAAGACTAGTTTTTTAGGCTACTCACCTCAATTTATAGCTAATGAAGAAGTAAGTAGAAATATAGCACTATGAAATTTAGTCAGGGTATATACAAGATAAAAAACCCAGAAAAATATGTAGGCAGTAAAGATCCTACATATCGTAGTAGCTGGGAGTTTACCTTTATGAGTTTTTGTGATAATAACCCTAGTGTCGAACAATGGGCCAGTGAGCCAGTAAGAATACCTTATAGAGATCCGTTAACTGGTAAAGGTACAGTTTATATTCCAGATTTTGTAATCACCTACGTAGATAAAAATATGAAGAAACATGTAGAGATGATTGAAATAAAGCCCATGAATCAAATGCTGGCAGAAAAAGTTGGGAAGAATCCCTACAATCAAGCCCAGTACGTTAAGAACATGGCCAAATGGCAGGCCGCAGGAGTCTGGTGTAAAAATCAAGGTATTAAATTTCGTGTGATCAGTGAGAAAGATATCTATCAAGGATCCAAATAACCGGTTAAATAGTACACCATGACAAAAAAATTAGAAGAACTTCTAAATATTGAACCAAGCACAGAACCTTTAGTCGAAGCTTCTACTGCACCACCTGTTCCTACATTTACACTAGAAGAAAAACTAGAAGAATTTGACAAGATTGCGGCGGCCCTGCCAAGAGTTAAAGGCCTGGGCGATGTAAGTGATGCAGAATTAGATGCATTAGCAGTTAAAGCAGAACAGGCCTACGACGATTTAATGGATCTAGGTATGAATGTAGATCCTAGGTACGGTGCTCGTATGTTTGAAGTAGCGGCCAACATGATGAATGCGGCCATTACAGCAAAAAGTGCAAAGATTGACAAAAAACTTAAAATGGTTGATTTGCAGTTAAAAAAATTATCCATTGATAAGAAACACGGAACCGGCGAGGGTAATACTGTTGAAGGGGAAGGGTACATACTCACAGACCGAAACAGCATCCTTGAAAAACTTAAGAATTTGAATAAATAATACTATGAAAACTTTTAAAGAATACCTTTCAGAATCTGTAAAAAAGTACGACTTCAGAGTTAAAGTTGCTGGAGAATTCCCAACCACTCAAGAAACTGCTTTAAAATCATTACTGGAAAAATATGCAGTTAGCGGTTTTAAGAAAGCCGGAAAAACTCCTATCCAATCTCTACCACTTGACTTTCCTCAAGTTAAAAACTGTGAAGTTAGCATCTATGAAGTTACATTAGATTATCCAACTACACAAAACGAATTAACAGAATACCTAAGCACTGAATTAGGTATTAGCAAAAAACATCTAGTAGTCCGCGCACCAGGCGAACCTACTGAAGAATATCAAACTCCTAAAGAACCTATCAAGGGTGCATTGTTAGACGATCCTGATTACAAAGAATCTCCTAATGCCAAATTTGAAGATTATTATGGTGACAAATACAACACAGGATTTGTTAAAGAGTTAAATTCTATTTTGAAATTACAACGCAAGGCCCGCGGAGAAGAAATTCCTACAGAAGGTGCCGCTAAATTTAACACTGACAAAGAAGAAACTCAAGAGAGTCTTCTTAAGTTTCAGGCACAAGACCTAAGGAAATAATTATGCAAATGATTGACGTACTAAAACGCCTAGCCGAGCTAGATGCAGGTAATCCAAATATTGTCAAAGAAAGTACTGACCTAGCAGAATGCGGTATGATGGGAAGCATGGGCATGGATCGTCCTAGCACTCCTGCTACCATTAACATGACGGCGGCTAGCGGACCAGAGCTAACAGGCATGTTAAAAGATATCATGCAACTAGCAGGTATGCATCAAGTAGAACCAAGCCATTTAGGTATTGCACAAGAACCAATGGCGTTGACTGCTGAACCAGTAGGCCCGGCACACGGAGATAGTGATGTTGATGTTATGCGTAGTGTTATCGACCGTATGAATCCTGACAGCGACGAAGAAGAAACCGACGAAGGTCAATACGATAACAGTCCTAACGATCCTCGCGATGTTCCAGAGTTTGATGCTGAAGAATTTGCACATCATGAAAATCAACCAGGTCAAGGCGACCGCATGGATGGTACAATGCCCAAAGCCACAATGGAAGATCAGTTGATGGCTGAATACAAAAATTTTGTAGCAGAGTCTGATTCAAAAAAAAAGGTAAGTGAAGTTTACGGCCGCAGAAGCTCATATTATAATCCAATGGATCAAGAGCGTCGTGAGCAAGATCAAATGGATTATGAAAAACGTGCATTTAAACGTGCCGAACTACAGCATGAACTAGGACACGAAGATGATCCTAATTTTATGCGCAACATGCGTCAACAAGAAATTGAACGAGATCGCGGCCCATGGTACATAAAGATTGACGGAAGAATTCTTAGAAGCAGAGGCGAAATTAAAGTCTTTGATTGGAGAAAAGGCGCTAATAACTACGCCCTAGCTATCCTTAAAAATAAACCAGAATTACAGGGTAAAGTCAAACTTACAAAAAGCGACGAAGACGATATCATGACAGATAATAATTAATCTAAGATTAATCCATATAGCCTCTTCGGAGGCTATTTTTTTCAGTAAATACAGTTATGGTAACAAAAACTATCGATGCCAAGTTAATCAAGACTGCTCATACACAACAACGGTTTACTGAGCAGGACATTGAAAATCTTTTAAAATGTCAAGATCCGCAGACAGGAGCTTCATTTTTCCTTGAAAATTATTTCTTTATTCAGCATCCTACTAAGGGTAAAATGCAATATCAAGCGTTTGAATATCAAAGAGAATTATTACAGAGTTACAATGACAACAGATTCAGCGTAAATATGCTTGGGCGCCAGATGGGAAAGACCACAACGGCCGTAGGCTATTTGCTATGGTATGGCATGTTTGTCCCTGATAGCACAATTCTAATCTCGGCGCACAAATATACAGGTGCACAGGAAATTATGCAACGTCTACGTTATGCATATGAAACTTGCCCCGATTGGATACGTGCAGGTGTTACCAGTTATAATAAACAGTCAATTGAATTTGACAACGGATCGCGTATTGTTGCACAGACAACAACTGAAACAACAGGTCGTGGTATGTCTGTATCACTATTATACTGCGACGAGTTTGCCTATGTAGAACCTAACATTGCCACAGAGTTTTGGACTTCTATTTCGCCTACACTAGCAACTGGTGGTAAGGCAATTATTACTTCAACACCTAACAGTGACGAAGACCAATTTTCTTTAATCTGGAAAGAGGCCAACAAAAGAACTGACGAGTATGGCAACAGCACAAAGTTAGGTAAAAACGGTTTTTATCCATACATGGCCGTGTGGAATCAACATCCCGACCGTGATGAAGTATGGGCCAATGAAGAAAGATCACGTGTAGGCGAAGAACGATTCCGTCGTGAGCACGAATGTGAATTCTTAGTTTTTGACGAAACATTAATCAGCAGTATCAAACTATCTGATCTTGAAGGCAAAGAACCTATAATGAAAATGGGACAATGCCGCTGGTATAAAAAAATTAATCCTAAAAACACCTATATCGTAGCCCTAGACCCTAGTTTAGGTACCGGCGGCGATCCAGCCGCTATACAGGTTTTAGAATTACCCAGCTTTGAACAAATAGCCGAATGGCACCATAACACTACTCCGATTCAAGGTCAGGTTAGAATATTAAGAGATATTTGTCAGTATATTCAAAACGAGTGTGCAGAAAAAGGTTCGTCACCTAGCCTTTATTACAGTGTAGAAAATAATACAGTAGGCGAAGCCGCATTGGTGTCAATTAGTGAAATTGGTGAAGAAAGTATTCCGGGATTGTTCTTAAGTGAACCAATTAAGAAAGGGCATGTGCGTAGATTCCGCAAAGGATTTAATACAACACATACAAGCAAAATTTCTATCTGTGCTAAATTAAAACATCTTATTGAAAGCAATAGAATGAAACTGCATTCTAAATCATTGATTTCAGAACTTAAGACATTCGTGGCTAAGGGCATAAGTTTTGCAGGTAAAACAGGCAGTCATGACGACTTGGTCAGTAGTGTGTTATTGGCCCTACGCATGGCAATATTATTACAAGAATGGGATCCAGCTATCTACGATAAACTTAGAGAAGAAGCCGAAGATGAATGGGTAATGCCCATGCCTGTATATGTAAGTACCTATTAATCAAGCAAGTTTTCGCATAAATAACAATATGAAAGCTATCCAAATAATCAGCCAAGATGTTTTTGACAAAGTCCGCAGTCGCTTCTCTAATTTAGAGATGGGCGATGAAACCGGTGCAGTTACAATCGATCCTATGCAGGCAAGATTTTTTGATTTTGACTTTGTTGTAGAAGGCAACAATCTAGGTCGTGTGAGTATCAGCTTAAACGATCTAGGCAGTTTGAAAGTTTATTACAGCCAAGGTATTACTGAAAATCAAGATGATCCTGCTAAAAAAGATTGGTACAATTTCTTAAAAGAAATGCGATTTTTTGCCATGCGTAGACTACTACGGTTTGATACACGCGATATCGCTAAAACAAATTTAGACAAAAATGATTTTCAACATTTGGCCGCGACACAAGGCCCTAAGGAAGAACCAGAAATGAATAACATGAATGAATCACGTTGGAACCAAAAAAGTACCAAAAAAACTAGCCGTGCTATCAAAGGCACTACCGAAGTTATTGTACGTCATGCAAGAGCAGTTGATGAAATGTATCCAGGTGCTCGTAGCCAACGTAAAAACATCAAGGCAATTTTTATTCAAAATAGAGATGGCGAGCGTTTTAAATATCCGTTCATTCATCCAGCAGGCGCATTTGCCATGGCACAACACGTAGATCACGGTGGTATTCCACATGACCCAGCAGGCAAGGCAATTATCCGTATGAGCGAAGAAATTGCTCAACTAGGAGAATTCCAACGTAAAATACAACGAACAAGTTTACACGATGACGCAATGGGCATCACTGAGAGGGCCGTAGGCCGATTGACCGAGCTCAAAGCAAAGATAGACGCACTAGGCAAAAAACACCACTACGAATCGTGGGTAGCAGAGTTTAATGAACAAGAACACATGGATAACGACATCATGGAGCTTGATGCAGTTACTATGGAAGAATACAAGAGCAAGTTTACACAAAGTTCTTTCCAAGAAGAATTAGCAGGATATTTTCCTTTACTGCACAGAATCATGAGTGAAACTAACAAAGTTGACCTTGAGGATTTTGTCAAAGAAGAAAGCGATGTATGCCCAGAATGTAAAGAAGATCCCTGTGTCTGCGATGATCATGTTAAAGAAAATGCATTTGATGCATTTACTGAGTGGGCAGAAGCAGTAGAGCAAGGCAAATTAACTGACGAACAAATTGGCGAACTTAAACAAGGTTTATCAGAATTACCACAAGGACAAAATGGTCCTGAATTAGATTTTGAAACAGCCTACAACTTTTTTAGTCAATACGGAATCGACGACGAAGATTTAAAAGATGCATTGCAGGATGAAAAAGAGAGAGATGAAGAAATCCAAGTTCCTCCTGTCGAAGTATTCAAAGTATGGGCTAAAGAAAATTACCCAGAGCTATTAGTAGCATTGGGCATGAGCGATACACAGGCTCCTGCTGAACCTGCACCAGAACAACCAACTGCTGAAACAGTGGAAAAAACTAAAGGTTCTAAGCAAGGCATGATCAAAATGATTGCAGAAAAAGTAAAAAGTTTTTACAATCGAGACAATCCAGAAGTTGGTCCATTCCGCGGTGGCGAAAACATCGCAATGGATGTTAAGAAATCAGTAGAAGAACAATACGGTCCAAAGGCAGGCGAACAAGCATATCAAATGGCAGAAGCATTGATTGAAAAATTAACCAACGAGTGGCAACAACGTCACGGTCAGATAAACAAAGTTGACGACGGCGACGGCCTAGCTCGTTTGAAAGAACTAGTTGGCAATATCAAGGCAAAAGTTGAAGGCATGGAAACTACAACTGATGAAGGCTTAGGTACTAAAATTTTAGGTGGCGCGGCATTGATAGCATCTCTATGGGGTGTCAACAATCACCTGGCTAACCAGGCATATGAAGCAAGCCCACAGCTACAAAAACTAACACAATTTTACAAACAAGCAGAAGCTAACCACGATACAGCAAAAATGCAAGAACTTGAGCGCAGAATTGAAAACCATAAGGCACGTTTAGATCTAGGTCATGGCGATGTAATGGATAGGACAGGCAACCCAAAAGAAATTGTTCCAGAAATGGCAGACATTTTGAAATTATCTGGTTTGGCAAAATAAAATCTAAAAGTAGCAAGTTAACTCTTGCGATGATAAATAAAACTGTGTATAGTTAACTCTATGCACAGTTTTTCTTTTTAGTCAGTTGGCTTTAAAGAAATGGCAAAACAAAGGCATAAAACATTAAGGAGAATATTATGGCCACTTTAGCAGAAATCCGCGCAAAACTTCAACAGAGCGCACAAAACAATTCCGGTTCAACCGGAGGCGACAACGCAATTTACCCTCACTGGAACGCCTCAGAAGGCACAACTACTACAGTTCGTTTCCTTCCAGATGCAGACCCAAATAACACTTTTTTCTGGATTGAACGAGCAATGATCAAATTGCCATTCGCCGGTGTTAAAGGTGAAACAAACAGCAAACCTGTACAAGTACAAGTTCCTTGCATGGAAATGTGGGGCGAAACTTGCCCAATCTTGACAGAAGTTCGTCCATGGTTCAAAGACAAGTCTTTGGAAGATATGGGTCGTAAGTACTGGAAGAAGAAGTCTTACTTGTTCCAAGGGTTTGTTGTTGATAGCAAACTTCAAGAAGATAAGACACCAGAAAATCCAATTCGTCGATTCATTATTGGTAGCCAAATTTTTAACATTGTTAAGAATGCACTAATGGATAGTGAGATTGAAGAATTGCCAACAGACTACGTTCGTGGTTTGGATTTCAAAATCATCAAAACAAGCAAGGGTGGCTATGCTGACTACTCTACTTCAACTTGGGCTCGTCGTGAACGTGCTTTGAGCGAAGCAGAAAACGCGGCTATTGCACAGTATGGTTTGTTTAATCTTTCGGACTTCTTGCCTAAGAAGCCAGGAGAAGTTGAACTCAAAGTTATCAAAGAAATGTTTGAAGCATCAGTTGATGGCGAGGCATTTGACATGGATCGTTGGGGTCAATATTACAAGCCAGCCGGCATGGGCGGTAGTGGTCAAAGTACCGGTAGTGCTCCACGTACAACAGCAGTACCAGCGGCTTCATCTGCACCTGCAGAAGAAGATGATGCACCGTTCGAAACAACTTCTACTCCAACTAGCACTCCTGCTAAGGCAGAAAGCGCAGGCGGAGAAGCCGGAAGTCGTGCCGCAGACATCATTGCAATGATTCGTAATCGTCAGTCAAAGTAAGGAGATAAATCATGGCAAGATCTCCTAAGATCAATGAGAATTTCTCATTGAGTTACAATAGTCGCGAGGATCAAAGCGGTGACACAGTTGCCGACATTGATGTTCGATTTGACAATCCTAAAGATGACTCTGTTATAATCCACAGGCTCAATACATGGCTTAAAGCTATCGGTCGCACCGATATTGTTGTAAGCCCAGTTGAACATAGAAAGGGAGTATAACATGGCGAAGGCCTTCGATATTTCAAAGTTCCGTAAAACTATTACCAAATCCATCGACGGACTAGGCATTGGTTTTAATGATCCAACTGACTGGATCAGCACAGGCAATTATGCCCTGAACTACTTGATCTCGGGGGACTTCTTCAAAGGAGTCCCACTAGGTAAAGTGACTGTATTTGCAGGCGAAAGCGGTGCAGGTAAGAGTTATATTTGTTCAGGTAATATCATTCGTCATGCTCAAGAACAGGGTATCTATCCTATCTTGATCGACAGTGAAAATGCGTTAGATGAAAAATGGTTAGTAGATTTAGGCGTTGATACCAGTGAAGGTAAATTGCTTAAACTCAATATGGCCATGATTGACGACGTGGCTAAAACAATCCATGAGTTTATGAAAGATTATAAACTCATGGCTGAGGAAGACCGTCCTAAGGTCTTGTTTGTAATTGATAGTTTAGGCATGTTGTTAACTCCAACTGACATTAATCAATTTGAAGCAGGAGACTTAAAAGGTGATATGGGTAGAAAGCCTAAAGCACTTACGGCGCTGGTTCGTAATTGTGTTAATATGTTTGGTAGTTACAATGTCGGCATGGTATGTACTAATCACACATATGCTAGCCAAGATATGTTTGATCCAGACGATAAAATATCAGGCGGACAGGGCTTCGTTTATGCATCTTCTATCGTGGTTGCCATGAAGAAACTCAAACTCAAAGAGGATGAGGATGGCAACAAGGTTAGTGATGTATTGGGTATTCGTAGTGCTTGTAAGATTATGAAAACTCGTTATGCAAAACCGTTTGAAACGGTACAGGTTAAGATTCCTTATTCAACAGGTATGGCACCGACCTCTGGGTTAGTTGACATGTTTGAAAAGATAGGTGTCTTGACAAAAAGCGGAAACAAGCTACAATATGTAAGTAAACAAACTGGCGAAATTACTTCAGAATTCCGTAAAAATTGGTCTGAAGAAAAGTTGATGAAAATCATGTTAGAGTGGGACGAATCAGCGTTAACTAAACCAGTAGAAATTATTGAAGATTCAGAGGAAGCATAATGGAAGAAGATCTAATCATTGAAGTATGGGATGTGTTTAAAGAATATATCCCTGAGAAAGGCCGAGAGACTGCGGCCAATCATTTTGTAGATTTCCTAGTAGGTAAAGATGTAGAAATTTCAACCCTCGAGGGAATTACAGGCTACGATCCTCATTTGGACATCGCAATTAATCTAGTGCTTGAAGAAGCCAAAGATCTTGAAGATGACCAAGACGAGGAAGATGACTGGGATTATAACGAAGACGAGGATTAATTATGAGTTGGTATGCTAAAGTCTCGAAGGACATAGCACACCTTCCTAATTGTCTAGATTATTTTTATAACGAGCTCGAAGAGGCCCGCAAAGAAGTTAAAATCTACGGCAACGTAGAGAAATCTTCTGCGGCCTTGCCGGGTGTTGTTGAGCACAGATTTAATCAACTACAAGAGATAGAAGCTGTCCTTGAATATCTGAATATTGAACTCCGACGGATAAGATCTAAGGCGTTTAGAAAATATTTAGAAAATTACCAACGAGCCCTGAGTAGTCGAGACTGTGAAAAATACGTCGAAGGCGAACCAGATGTCGTTGACATGGAAAAAATCATCAATGAATTTGCCATGTTACGAAATCAATGGCTAGGCATTATCAAAGGCCTAGATATTAAGCAGTGGCAATTAAGCAATATTATTAAATTAAGGGCCGCAGGCCTTGAAGATATTTCACTATGAGTGTATAATTTAAATTATGCTAACAGTTGAAGATTTAATCATTAAATTAGCCTTTGCTTCGGCAAAGATCAATTCTTGGGACCAGCAATTGGTTAACAGTTTTGCTGACCAAATTGGTCGCGGTTCTGGTTTTACAGAAAAGCAAGGAAATTTAGCGTTAAAAATATTAAAACGACATAGTGCAATACTGTCAACCTTATATTTGGCAGATATCAGTAATTTTATAACAAATCCTACCTACAAATATCCTCTTAGGCAGTTGAACAATACTAGAAAAATTTCTATTATCAAAAAAGAACCGTTTGGTTCTGTGATCAAAGTGGAATTTCCTTACAGTGATGACTATGTTAACAAAATTCGTTCTAAGAAAAATGAGTTAGGTCATGCAGTTTGGGACAAAGAGGAAAAATCATGGATTTTTTCACTCTGTGAGGCAAATTTAGTATTTTTAGTAGAGTTCATCAAAGATGAAAAATTCCAGTGCGATGAGCAATTTGAAAAATATCAAAGTCATCTGACAGATATTATAAAAAATATGGAAAAATATGTACCCATGTTAGTACTTGACGAAAAAACTCCAAAATTTGTCAATATTTCTAGGTATGTACCTGCATTGGAAACCAACGACATTTTGACTGCCGTGTTTGAAGCAAGAAAAAATGGAATTTTTACCTGGGATGAAAACATTTCTAATTTTTTAGAAAGTGATAATGTACCGGATGTTGTTAGAAATTTTCTAAAAACTGATCCCAGTGAAAAATTCCATGTAGAACCTAAAAATACCCCAATGCTTGAACTTGATTGGGTCATAAAATATTTAGGTCCTAGTATTTTTGTAATTCCAGGTGGTAGTGAATTAGAAAAATTAGAGCAATCTTATAATTTTTTAAAATCTGTTGGCATTGACAATGACCAGATGAGTGTTATGTTTCGACTACCGTCGGATATCCACAAAAAATTCAATGATTTTGTCAAAACTAACAATTTGAATTCACCAATTACAGAAAAAACAAAAATAGTTTTTATCAGTAGTAAACTTCCAAAGCCTTTGTTAAAATCAAAAGTAAATTTTAACAGTATTATCAATTTAGGTTTTGGAGGTGTACATTACTCCATTAAAAATTATGTGGAAAATCACTGTAATACCATATATTTTTCCGAAAAATCAAATCGAAGGGATTTCGTGTTTTGACCACAGCTAGAGTAATCATTAAAGATGAGACAAATGTCAAGATAGAAAATTTAGATCTTGACACACGCAAAGCGTTGGTCAAAAAATTCAAGTATGAAGACCCGACTGCACGGTATCGCCCGGCCTATAAATTAGGTCGTTGGGACGGTACCGTGAGTTTTTTCGGTCTAGGTGGAACTACCTATTTGAGCATGTTGCCACAGGTATTAGAGTTCCTTGAATCAAAGAATTTCTACATAGAACTTGAGGATTTACGCACTCCTATCACCTTAGATTTTGAACAAATTTCTGAGGATTTTTGGGGTGAAAAATGCTGGCCTGTAGGACATCGATTTGCGGGACAGCCTATTCGTTTGCGAGATGACCAAGTCAATGTAGTCAATAAATTTTTAGAAAACCCTCAGTGCATACAAGAAATTGCCACAGGTTTTGGTAAAACTATTACCACTGCAACACTGGCAAAAATTTGTGAAAAATACGGAAGAACTATCACTATTGTCCCGAACAAAAGCCTTGTCGAACAAACAGAAGAAGATTTTATTAACTGCGGCCTTGACGTCGGAGTTTATTACGGCGACAGAAAAAATCTTGATCGAACACATACTATCTGTACTTGGCAAAGTCTCAATATCTTAGACAAAGGTTCCAAAGAATTTGACGGTGAAGAACAGTTAGCTAGACTAACAGAATTGCTAGGAGGTGTCAGTTGCGTTATGGTTGACGAGGTACATATGGCCAAGGCAGAAGTACTAAAAACCTTGTTAACTCGTAATCTAGCTAATGCCCCCATTCGTTGGGGACTGACAGGAACTGTACCAAAAGCAGACCACGAATTTCAAAGCATCCGTGCTAGTTTAGGCGAGGTTGTTCACCGTGTAGCCGCACA